ATTAAAGATTTTAATAACCTATTTAAAAAGTAAAAATGGAAAATTTAGACTTAATCAAAGAAATGGCTGAGAACGTAAAAGGTTTCGCAGGTCAAATCGAAGAAGTAAAATCTACTGTATCAGTAGTAAAAGATGAAATGCAAAAGCAAATCGATAGCGCATTCGCAGCTAAAAAAACAAGCGAAGCAAAAGAAGTAAAATCTTTTGACCAATTAGTAGTTGAAAAATTAGATGGTCGTATGGACGAAATGGAAAGCACTTTGAAAAAAGGTGGTAAGTTCCGTTTAGAAATGCCTGAGGCTAAAACTATGACTATCGCAGGTAACGTAACAGGTAACCCTGTAACTACTTACGCTTTGCGCCCAGCATTGCAACCAGCTCAATTAGTTAACTTCCGTGACTTAGTTCCAACTGTAAGAAGTGAAAGTGGTCTTTACACATTCTACAAGGAAAACACAGGAGAAACTAATAACATTGGTTCTCAAACTGAAGGAGCAACTAAAGGTCAAAACGACTATTCATTAACTGAAACTAAGATTGTAAACTCTTACATCGCAGGTTTCTCTCGTTTCTCTAAGCAAATGATGAAATCTTTACCATTCTTAAGCCAAAGCTTACCAAGAATGTTACAAAGAGATTTCTTCAAGGCTGAGAACGCTTCTTTCTTTTCAACTGTATCTTCTGCTGCAACAGGTAATGGTGTAACAACTGAAACTGTAGACTTAAAGCAATTAGTACAATTAATCGCTAACCAAAAGGCTGCAAACTTCAACCCTTCTTACATTTTAGTATCTCCTGCTCAACAATCAAAAATCTTGATTGACACAATCAACGCAGGTTACTATGTAGGTTCAGGTTCAGTTCAAATCGGTACAGGTGGAGACATCACAATTTGGGGTGTACCTGTAGTTTCTGCTACTTGGGTTACTAACGATAAAGCATTAGTTATTGATGCTGATTATATCGAAAGAGTAGAAGTTGAGGGTATCGCAATCGAATTCGCATACGAGGATAGCGATAACTTCCAAAAGAACTTAGTAACTGCTCGTATCGAGTGTTACGAGGCAATCAACTTAATGTTGCCAGGTTCTGCAATCTATGCTACTTTGAATGCTTAATTCTCATAGTTAGATATATAATTAACCCTCACTTTAATCGGTGGGGGTTTTTTATTATAATTAATGTAAATTTGTAAAAAAAGAATATGTCTTTCTATAATTATTTAGTCGATTATACATTAGTAGATGATGGCACAATTACCGAGCCGGTAACACTTGCCGAAGCAAAGAATTATTGTCGTGTTTCAACAAACGCTGATGATGATTTAATTACTATGTTAATTACCGAAGCAAGAGAAGCAGTTGAAAGAGCAACGGGTTTATGCCTTACTAATAAGTTAGTGGCAGTTTGGTTTAATAACCCAAGTGGGAACTTCAATATGCCATTTGGTCCAATGAAAGCCGGAACATTTAAGCTTTACGATATTCAAACAGGTAATGAAATTTTAGCTGCTAATTATAGTTTAAACGGAGACCAATTCCCTAACCTTACATATCCAATTTGGAACGGATTAAAGGCTACTTATGGAAGTGGAATGGCTACTATACCTAAAGACCTTAAAACGGCTATTTTAGACCAAATAGACTTCGATTATGAGAATAGAGGAGCAGACATTGAAAGATACGACACTTCAGGTGTTTGCCAAAAGGCTTGGAGAGCTTGTCAAAGATATACACGAGTAAGTCCAATATTATAATATGAGAATAGGAGATAAAAAAGGTTGGGATATAAATTCATCTACAATGACCCGTAGAGTGGATTTATATGCGCCTACAACAACAACTGATAATGAGGGTGGATATACAACTACCTTTACATTACAAGAAACTGTTTGGGGCGATTTTAGACCATCAAGAAGTACAAGAACATTATTAGAGAACGAACTTACATTCTACCAAGATGCGAAAGTTTATATTAGATACGGAACTACAATAACTGAAGATTATCAAATATTCGTAGAGGGTAAAATGTACACTATACATTCATTAAACGATGTTGACAATCAGCATAGATTTATTGAAATCAATATGAATGGGTAATGGCAATTACATTAAAAATTAATGGGATAGACAAGCTTAAAAATGATTTAGGCAAGTTAAATAAAGCCGTTGCCGATGGTGTAAGTAAAGAAATAGCAGCATCAGCTTTAAATATAGAAAAAGAAGCTAAAAAGTTAGCTCCTGTTAATTTTGGTACATTAAGAAGGTCTATAAATAGTAAAAGGATTGATAAATTAACTTATAAGGTTCAAGCCGATGTTTCTTATGCTGCTTATATGGAATTTGGCACTGGTGGCAAAGTTTCAATACCGGCAGGGTATGATTCTTATGCTGCTACATTTAAAGGGCAAAAAAGTGGCACTTACTACGATTTTCTTTTGGCAATTGCTGAATGGGTTAAGAAAAAAGGGTTATACTCGGGTAAATATCAAGATATTAAAATACCATTAAAATCAAAGAAAATAAGAAGGTCTAAATCTCAAAAATTTGAAGATGATGTTAAGTTGGCTGAAGCGATAGCATATTCAATATTAAAACACGGCATAAGACCACAACCTTTTTTAATACCTGCATTTCAACAAGAAATACCTCAATTATATAAAAGATTAAAAGAATTATTAAATGTTAAATCCTAATATAGAAATTAAGAAATGGTTTATTACTCATATAGCATCATTAACAGGATTACAAGTTTTTGATGGTTTTGCGCCTAATTTAAACCTTAATGAATATATCATCTTAGATGGTAGGACTTCAAGCCAAGAACAAGGCAAAAATGGCTATACAAATACAAATAGCATAATTGTAGACATTGTCACAAAAAATGCTAACTTTGGCTATAAACGTTCGGAAGAAATTTCCAATTTGATATTAGCCGGAATAAATTCTGATACTAAAATTACATTACCTACGGGTTGGACTTCAACGAGTCTTTATGTTAATGGTATTAGAAATTTAGATGGTTTAAATCCTTTGGACAATGTATTTAGAACTTTAATAACATATAATTTAACAATAACTCAAATTTAATAAAATGGCAGAAAGTAAAGTATCGGGTAGAGACTACCTATTATTAGCAGACATAGATGGCGATGGTACATTCAAACCCGTTGCTTGTCTAACTTCAAACAACATCACTTCATCTTTAAACGTGATTGATGCAACTTCTAAATGTGGAGACCAATTCCAACCAGGACCGGCTTACACACAATCAATCAAAGCTGATGGCTTTGCTATTGACCAAACAGGTACGGCTTCAAAAGATAGCTATAACCAATTATATAACGCATTTACGGCTAAGACTATTTTCGCTATTAAAATGGGCGAAGCAGTTCCGGTTGCAGGTAATGTAGTTTATAGTGGTACTGTTTTTATCTCTGCTTTTGATGTAACTGCAGCAGATAAAGAAGATGTGAAGTTTAGCGCAACTTTAACTGTTGCTTTACCACCATTAACTCAAACTGTTACTGCATAATAAAAAACAACAACAACTATGTTCGACTTAAAATTAAACAACGAAACTATCCAATTAAAATGGGGAACTTGGGCTATGCGTGAATTTTGCGTAGAGAACAATTTAACCATAGACAAATATTTTGAACTATTAGGTAAATCTCAATTTGATTTATCTATTGTAACAAAATTATTCTTTATAGGCTATAAAGCAGCGTGTAAAAGCAATAAAATTGATGTAGTTTATACTGAAGATGATGTTTGTGATTGGTTAGATGAATTAGGTGGTATTTATAACACTGAAGGGCAGTTTATTGATTTTATTAAATATATTATTTCGGTAACTGTTACAACTGTGCAAGGTACTCCTAAGGAAGAAAAAAAAAAGCCTAATAAAGCTAAGTTGGGACGACATATTGGTTAAGGCTGCTGAATGCGACATAAGACCCAATGAGTTTTGGGAAATGACTTGGAAAGATTTTTCTATTATCGTAATGGGTAAGGAAAAGAAAGAGTTAAGTAATTGGGCGAGGACAAGAAACCTCGCCTATATTATATATCTAAGTAATACTGCAGAGCAATCTCCTAAGTCTATTCAATCGTTTTGGTCTATACCCGAACTTGATAATTTAGGAGAAGTAGAAGAAAAAACTTATTTAACTGATGAACAACTTGCGAGGACTTTTAAATTGTATGGAGTAAACTAAAATAGAATGGCAGAAAATTTAAATATAGTTATTACTGCAGATAATAGCAACGCAGTAACGAATCTTAATCAAGCTGAACAGGCTGTAAATAATTTTAGTTCTGCTTTAACAAAATCAAGCAAATCGACTGCGGATGCCACACAATCTTTAGTAAACTTATCAAGAATTGCGCAAGATGCTCCTTATGGATTTATAGGTAT